CGCTGTAGTTTGCAGTGCCTCGGCACGGGGCTCATACCCCACTTGAACTCTAGCCATTATTATCCCTTAAGAATTCTTGTAGTCGTAGGCCGCTTTTCCAATTCGGAGAGCTGCACCAAAATAGTCAGGCATTGCAGGAGTCTTCAGATTATTGATCTGAGAAGCTGCATTGATGTCCACGTTCTCACGTTGGATAGCAATGGCCTGAGATGTATTGCCGTAGTTGGTAGTAACAGAAGAACCGTAACGATTGCTCTTGGTACCAATCTCGGAGAGCAGGGCATCTACAGACAAGCCAGAGATACCTGACTCACCTGAAGCCACACGAGCGGTAGATGTTGCAGCTCTGGCAGCCAGATCATTCTGCTCCAGTTTCTGCATGGCACCTTCACGCTCTTGCTGCTGCATGAGGTTTGTTTGATTGATGTTGGCTGCACGAGCCCTCATCGTATTTTCGTATTGACGTTGGTTCGCTTTTGTCTGGGCACTAGCCGCTTGCTGTTGAGCAATGAGGGTACCGGCAGCAGAAGCAACCTGAAGGCCAGCTACCAATCCGGCTGGAATTGCTGGTAGGCACATATTAGTTCACCTTAAAAAATTCGTGATAGAGCTCCCCATCGGGACCCATTGGTTTGGCAGGCCTGATATCGAAGCCCAGCCACTTAAGCCACGTAATGTGGGTCTCGTTCCTTGCCCAAGCTACATTGTAGAGGTAGGAACAACCTTGAGACATCTCCTCAAGATAACCCTTGCATTCCCTGAGGAACGTCTTGCGGATATCTCGAAGATGGTCTGAGGCCAGCATCCAGGGGATACCGACCTCACCTATATGACCAATCCCGAAAATGCATACAACCTTGTCATTCAAGAGAACCACTCGGTTGTATTTGCAGAGGAAGAGAGATTGTTTTAAGGCCTCTTCAGGAGTCTTCCTAGCGAGGTGCCAGATCTCATCCTTGTCCTCTTGCCTCATGGTGACGCTGAGTTCAGCGATGTCCTTGAGGTGAGGCTCTCGGATGAGAATGTTAGATGGCCTTGCTACGCTTGACGTAGAAGCCTTCCCAGTCTGCACTGAGGAGGGTGTTGGGAAGTGCTGAGTCATTTTCGATAGTGATAATGGTGCCGATATTACGGCTAATGATGGGAACGGAGAACCGGCCATCGCCAATACTATATCGACCAATGGTTGCTTCCACTTGTCCAAGGACCTTACCGGAATAGACATACTCGTAGGTATCACGGCCACTAGGAGTGACCTTGACTTTGAAGTAGCCCGTATCGTCGTAGTTGAAGGCGATCTTGCGGAGCTGCAGACGACCCTCAGTGTCACTCTTCTGGCCACCACCGGCCTGAGCCAGGCGGACAGCAATCGTGGAGAGCTGGTACTTGAAGTTGTACTTGCGTCCAAAGGAATAGGTACCACCAGTGATGTTACCTTTGACCTTGGCGTCAACACCATCCCAGATCACCTCATAGATCTCTCCAGGCTTCAGCGTGGGGTGAGACTTAACAATGATCTGATATGTTCCCGTGCTGGGAGCATAGCCTAGAGCTGTCTGGCTGATAATCGTGTAGCCACTGCTGTAGTCCAGGTTGCCAGAGACGAGCTGAACCTTACGATCCAAGTGAATGGTGTACGGCTCCCCTACTCCGGTATCACCGAGAGACACCGTCATCTTCTCTAGGAACACCCCGTCAGCCCGGTTGATCACCAGGTACAGGTCAGAGCCAATGAAGTCCGCATTGAGGATCGTGCTGTCAGATCCAAAGGACCACTTGGACCACGAGCTCTGGAGCTTATCATTGTTGTTAAAGAAGTACTTGTACACATAGAGGCTGCTGGTATCTTTTGAGGACAGGGCTACCAACATATCCTCGTTGGCAGCAACAGCGATCTTGAATACATTCGAAGGGACATACTGCGGGATATGCGCAGTGACATCCACGGAGTCATTGGTGACACTATTAAGGTCAGCAAAGTACTCACGGAATGAGGACCAGTCACCTTTGTCCACTGAGAAATAAACGTTCTTACCCACACCCACAGGCTTAGCTGCGGTGTTGCAAGGGAACTCAGTGACGACCTTGAGACCAATCGTCTTGGGAGACAGGATGTCATTCTGGTCCACGATGAACTGGGTTTGCTCAGAGAACAGCAGAAGCTGCTTGTTGAACGGCACAGCGTGTTTGAGCAAGGACACCTTAGTGTGGCTCGCATTGACATCGATGGGATCGGAGTCGAGGAGCTGGGTCACTGTAGTGCGCATGAAGTTGAAGTACTCTCCAGCTTCAGAGAAAATCACCGACTCATCAGCCAGGAGACCCAAACGGTTCCTGTAGAAGAATACGTCAGAAATGTTGTGGCCAATGAAGGACGGGAATGGGTTCGACGTATTGTCACCCACGATCCGCTCCTTGTAGGTAGCCTGCTTGAAGGTGAACGTACCGTTCGATTCACGCACCAGGATGTGGGGCATGGTGTTGGGGCCAATGGCCGACTGGATGCCAGGAGCTGCACACTCCTTCCAGGTACCAACGCCTGATCCACCGACCGTGGAAAAGGTCACATAGTAGCTGTCAAAGGGAGCCGTGGAGCTCTCACCGGAGCCGGTGCCTGTGATCTGAACCACGAAGCCATTGACGGCTGAGTTGGCTGGGAGATCTGCAAACTTCTGCAGACGACCCTTGATGGCCACCATGCCATTAGAGTTAAAGCCATCCTCAGTGGAGATCGTAAAGTCAGTCCCGATGTTCCTAATGTAGATCACAGAGCCCAGCTTGGAGCATGACCAGTTACCATCATTGTATCCGGCAGCCACCAGATCGGACAGCAGTTGAGCCGCGATATAGTCGGTGGAGATGTTTTCTACGTCAGCAGGGTACTGGCCCGTAGGGGTCTTGAAGTACGCCACGGTGCTGCCGTTGATGTAGACCACGTACTCCTTACCGAAGTTACCAGCCTTGACGTTGATAAGGGCTTCGTATGGACGTGTCGGTACGATAGCGCCTGAGGCAGCCACAGAGATGTTACGGTTCACGAAGAACGTATAGTCCGCCACAGTCACTGCAGCGAACGAGGTAGATGGGCTGGCACCAGCGAGGTAACCCTTCCCATTGGGGAATGATACGGTCTGCTCGACGCCAGCAATATCATAGACCTTCAGATCACCATTGGTCACCACGGAGATATATCTCTCGCTGGCATCACGGTTGATCGTATGGATGAAACAGTTGCCCAGAGGTGTGCTCTGGATTTTCTTGAGGTGCTTTGTGGGCGGTCTCTTCTTCAACCCTTGAGAGACAGTGGAAAGACCATTCTCTTGGACTTCGCCCTGAGAGTTCAGTCGAAGAGTAAAGGGTTGCTGAGAGACACCGTTGACAAAGTTAGGGATGGAAGAAGAGATAAGGGACATAATTATCGATCAATGATCCGCGCCACAGTATAGCTACCTGTGAGGATGTTGTAGTCAGCAGTACGGGATTCGTATCTGCGCATGGACCGAAGAGCTCGGGCCTCGTCTTCCTTGGTGTAAATACCAAGTGTATCCGATCCAACCACTCGCTGCTGGAACACCCTGGCAGCACGGATGGAAATGTAATGGCGAGCTGCCTGAGGCAACTCATCGAATTCTAAAAGGATCGTCAGGTCAGCCTTGATGGGCTGCTGGAATTGGAACGTCTTGTTCTTGCGGTCATAGAGACGTTTACCGCGAATAGCTACGTCCACTCCGCTGCGATCATACTCGCTAACGTCCACCTCAATGGTGTTTCCTGGAACGAAGATTTCCTTCGTGTCGGACGTAGGGGTCAGCACGAACTCATAGTCCGTATTGAAATGCCAGCCCTCTTCTTGAACCTGAACCGAGACTTCAGACAGGATAGAGCGAGCTGTAACAGCATCAGCCACAGCATTAGCAGCATCCAGCGAGTTGATTGGGGACTCGCCAATGGTGCCCAGCATGGTGTTGACCGCATCGAGTTCGGTGGTCAAAGTAAGAGCCATAATATACCTATCAATAAAAAAAAGGGGGAACCCCAAGTTAATGAGATTCCCCCTTAGGGTGAGCCGTGATTAGGCGGTCTTCAATTCGATAGCGCAAGAAGGACGCAGGACACCGTGGCCCATAGCGTACTTAGCGAGCATCAAGGTACCCTGACGACGGATGTCGTACTCGGATTCCATTGCCAGATCCATCAACTTGACAGTACCAGCGGCTTCCTTAGTGGCCACAACACCAACAGTGTTAGTGAACACACCAGCGTACTTGTTACCAGTACCAGCTTCGACGGTGCCGTTAGCAATCGTCTGACCGAAAGGAGCGTGGTTCGTCTTAACGATTTCGATACCTGCAACACGCAGGACCTTACCGTCAGAGTACACACCAGCACCACCCCAATCCTTGTTCATGATCTTGGTGTTCTGTGCGAGCAAGTAGTAAGCGTTAGGAGCCAAGAAAGCAGTGCGGCCATCAGCAGCAATGTTCTTCTCGTCCAACTTCTGAGCAGCAGAGAACAAGGAAGCAACGAGTGCCTCACCAGTCGTGTCAGTCAGCATAGTAGCAGCAGTTACAGAACCACCACCAGCTTCGCCAGTCACAGGAGCAGTACCGCGAGCAGCCAAGATGGCCAACTGGAGCAACTGCTTGTCTTTAGCATAAGCCAAAGCACGGCCAATCTCAGTCGAATAAGGAGCACGAACGTCATAGTGGTTCATGGCTTCGTCGATGTTCGACAAGAAAGCGTGGCTGATCAAGAGGTCGTCGATAGTGATAACGACTTCGTTTGCAGGCACGGCCAAACCGTTGATCTCAGCACCAGGAGTGTGGTACTCAGCAGCGATCTTACCGAGGATAGGGAACTGGGCAGACTTACCAGCAGCGATTGTACGCTCGGCAAAACGACCAGCGGTGACAGTAGACTCTTCGAAAGCAGTCAGAACTTCACCAGCGAAAACTTTAAGAAACAGCGCCTTGGCGTCACCAGAAGTGTTGACTTGACCCAGGCGGCTAGGAGTAGCATTAGCCATAATATTTTATCTCGTGTGAGTTGAAGAAAGTTGAGCAACCTCCTAGAACCCGACACACTCAACACAGTAGTTATCTCCGCAGAGGCTAAGGTACGTGTAATCAGTTCTTAGAATTGCAATTCCACCGCATAAGAATGCAGTGTGGATCGTCTTCAATAATACGAGAAGGTGCCGGTCTTTCCCGGCTGTCAGACGCCTTTACGTAGCGCAACGTTCCTAAGGTAGTAGGATTACTTTAGAGCCTTTAGCTTCTCTACAGTACGCAAGGTACCCAAACCGAGAAGGCCAAAGAGCAAGGTCATGAGGGTGTCCAGCTCCAACGTAGGGAGTGTCTGGACCTTGGCCTCCATGACCATCAAAATAAATGTCAGGATCGGTCTGATCAGGAACTGGTAAGCCAGTCCCCAACCACACACCCATCCAATAAATGGACGCCAGCCACCTCTGAAGAAATCAGGGGATTCAGCTTCGGCCTTGTTAATATCCATCTGCCCTTGAGCAAGCTGGAGGTTCGCCTCTAGTTCTCTGAAGGCACCTTCCTGCTGGAGCTTAAACAGCTCTAGTTGGGCTTTGGCTTTATCTTCCGGATTGGGGAAGAGCTTATCAAATACCTTACCAGCAAGATCAAAGATGCCCCCTACGATGAGAGGGTTCATAGATCACCTATTAGAGTACGTTAGATCGGGCTAGCTTAGCCTGGATCTTTGCACGGAAAGCAGGATCAGTCTTGTACTGAGGGTCCTTCATAGCAGCCGTGACTTGAGCCATAGACTCAAAGACATCGCCACCAGTGTTGTTACCCTGGCCACCCAAGAGACGCTGAGGGTCTGACCCTACAGCCTTCTGGAACTTGGCACCCAGACCGAGAGCTGCGAGCTTGGCCTGATCTGCATTGCCTGAGGATACCGCTGCATTGTATGCGTCGATCTCTGCAGGTGACAGGTTGGCCTTAGCCCACGTGACCATCTCGGTGTATTTCTCATTGCCACCGACTTCGGTCATGATGTCAGCTTCGAATCGAGCGGCTACAGCTCGCTGTCCTTCGATGTACTGGTCCACCAGGTTCTTATCGAAGCCAGCCTTTTCGAGCTTGGCGTAGCTCTCTGCGGACAGTTCACCCGTCTGAGCGAACTCAGCCGAGAAGTCCTGGAGATTCAACCCTTTGTCTGCCAAGGCAGCCTGTGGATCTGGGGGGATCTCAAGGCCATCCTTAGGAGGATCTGCAGGGGGATCTGCAGGCTTGGCACCCAACTTGGACTCCAGCTCTGAGTAGGCCTTGGCCATGTCCTCAGGAGACTTGAACTTCTCTGGGAGCCACGAGGGGCGGTCCGCAGGGGGAGTACCTTCAGTTCCCGATTCGGGAGGATTGGTGGTCGCATCGACCTTAGCAATCATCTTCTGATCATGATCCTCGGGCACAGCCGGAGGAGTACTCTGAATAACTACAGTATCAACCATTTATTTCCTTAGTAGTCCGTCAAGATAATGCCGTTAGCATACACGCGGATGGTGGTCGCCTTTGGATCAACTGTGAACTCGACTTCTTCAGCACCTTCACCAATATACTCGATGACGGGACCATTAGCAGGGGATTCCTGAACAGCCTCGTCCTGAGTTTCAGTTACGGTCTCTTCGCTCTCGACTTCTGGAGTCTCGATGATTTCTGAAGGTTGGTTGGTTTTATTAGTTTTAGCCATTAGCGGCTCCTTGTTCTTGATTGGCCATGGCCTGCTTCATCATCTGACCACCTTGGGTGATCATTGGATTCATCGCATCCTGCATCATAGCCTGTTGTTGTGCCTGGGCTTGCTCTTCGGCTACCTGATCTGCTGACTTCACGAGACCCTTCATGTCGATACCCAGAGAGGTACCCAGACGTGTCAGGGCATCCTCACGGTTGATCTCGGGAGGAAGGTTCGCAATACCAGCGGCAGCTTCAAAGAAGGCCTGGAGCTTGTTCATATCATTGCCACGACCCAAGGCCTCAATGCCGGTCACGATGACTGGCTTGACGGTACCCTTAGGGAGCACTGGCAGTTTCTTCTTACGCTCCATGGCGAACATGATTCGATTGACCATGGGGAGCTGGAGTTCCTGTGAGAGGATCGAGTAGATACCACCCAGAGCTGCTTCCAGCTCATTGGCCATGTATCGGATCTCCTCAGCGGTCACTCGCTCACCATTGCGCTGGACAGCGGAGTTCAACAGGAAGGCGAAGGCGAGACGCTCTTCGATTCGGGTTGATGTCTCCAAGGCCACACGGAAGTCGTTGAACTTGTTGAGCTGGAGCACGGTCACGTCAGCGGCATTGCCCTCTTCCACGCCACCGTTGGGTGACTCTGCGAGGGTCTTCTGGCTTGTCGTACCGTTGGGGTTGACCAGGAACAGAACCTTGGCTGCTGCGGCTGAGCCTTCCACGATCGCCTGTGAGAGACCTTCCAGGGACTTGATGTCACCGAGGTACTCTTCGACGTAGGAGCGGCCATAGTTCTCGCCATCCACCTTGGTGAACCGGACGGGAATCCAGGGAGACTTATCCTTGGGATAGGTGCCTTCAGAGCCAGGGACGATCATGCCCTTGATCTCTTGATGCACCTTCCACTCACCATCGTTCAGGGTGACGTGGGTGTAGAGGGCGATGTCCTTGGTACCGTTGGGCGTCTTGTCGGCCTCATGAGAGATAGCCTCACGGATGTCCTTAGGCAGGGCATCATAGGCAGTCATCTCCTTGACGACGATGTCCATGACGTTGCCCATGGGGTCACGACGGACCACGAACTTCTCCAAGGGGAACACTCGCATCCCACCGGTCTCGGGGAGATACAGGAGGGAGTTGCCACCCACCAGCAAATGCTTCATTGCCTCAAAGGCGGACACACGGACGGCGCCAGCTTCCAGTTCAGACTGGACGGCACGTTCAATTTTGTTCAGGCCTTCCTCGACCTTGGCTCTCATGCCTTCCTGCTTCGTCAATTCCTCAAGAGTGAAGTCATCAATCTGGAGGCGGAAGAAGGGGGAGTTAGGAGGGAGAAGGGCGAGGAGCAGCTTAGAAGCCAGGTTGTTGACACCACGAGCACCAATGCCCTGATAGGGCGTGTAGTACTTAGTGCCACTTGAGTGACCACTAGGGGGAATAAGGGTAGGGATTGTATATTTGGAGCAGTCCCTAGCGCGGTCCAAGAAGTTATTACGATCTAGCGTTAACTTCTCATATAGACTCGCAGCGGACCCTGTCTGCTCATTGTCTTTCTCTTCCATTTACTACCTTAGACGGGAATGTTTAGACCACTACCGGACGAGCCTGTGTCGGTCTGGGTACGGTCAATACGAAGAGAGCCACGGCCACGATTGGCTGCCAGCATTCCAGCATCCTTGCGGTTCAAACCTTCAGCCGGAGCAACACGAGCCAGATCCGGGGGAGGAACGGCAGGAGCTGGAGGCGGTGATGGCGGAGGGGACTTAGGCATGAAGCACATAATTTCATTTCTCCAGAATGTTCTGGTTCTGTAATGTAAAGTGGTGCTGGAGTAGCCTAACGACTGAGACCTGACCCGACTGAAACCTAATGGCTTCCATCGAATCCTGTAGATCCGGGGCGCGGTCAGGGAATCTCTTTTCCAACACTTCAAGTAATTCTTTAGATATCAAAGGAAACCTTAAGTTATCCATGAGTTCTCCAATTGGGCAACCATTAAATCCCTACCTTGTCAAAGGCCTTTACCCACATGGCGCAGATATCTGATCGGACGATGTCGTCCACAGTGAACTCGATGTGGTCCACAGGCAGATTCTGGTGCTTGATCATGTCGATAATGGTCTTCAATCCAGAGGTAGACCGGAGGTCAGACTGCTTGATATCGCCATTGAGGAGCACTTGAGACTCCTCCCCGATACGGGTCAGGAACATCTTCATCTCGGAAGGTGAGGTGTTCTGAGCCTCGTCCAGGATCACGAAGGCATTGTTGAAGGTACGGCCACGCATGACCTCGAAGGGCACGATGTCGATCTGACGCTTCTTGGTTGCGATAGCGTAGACCTCTGGACCTAGGCAGGCCTCCAGGACATCGGTGAAGGGGATCACCCAGGGTGCCATCTTCTCCTCCATGGTTCCTGGGAAGAATCCTAAGGATCTCCCAGAGGCCACGTTGGGTCTGGTCAGGATGATCTTGTCGATCTGTCCCTTGGCGAACAGGGTGGCAGCGTAGGTAGACGCGATGAATGTCTTACCCGTACCCGCAGGACCAGTGACGATCACCTGGGGACAAGCCTTGAGGGCTTTGATGTAGGCTGCTTGTTTGTCGTTCTTAGGGAGGAGGACGATCCGTTGACCGCCCTCTTCCTTAGCACGGTACTTCGATGTGCGTTTTGATGTCATTTAGCGAATGGGACAGGCACCTGTTGAACAGTCTTCACCTTGGATCTCGTCAAAGCTATTCGCTTGGTCGATCTCCAGAGAAACAATTCGTGAGGCATATTCGTCAAACACTTCCTTGCTCACCACTTCCTGAGGCAGGTAGAGGTAACCAAGGTCTTTGGCTGTCTTGCTGGGGTCAGCACGGAACAGGAAGGATACGCCCACGTAGACGTTCCAGTTGTCCATCAGCCAATCAATGATGGCTGGGACTTCATCAACGGAGTAGCTGATAGTCGCAGAGACGTTCTGCTGGCACCAGTTCTCCATGATCAGTTTGTATCGCTCTAGCTGGCTTACGGCTGACTCTAGGTTCACCTCAAGATCCACACCGTCCTTGTGTACCTTGTCGAAAGGCACATCATCCCAGCTCACCGGGAAGGTGATCAGGACAGACTCGGGATCAGTTGGATTATCGAACACACGGTAGCCAGCAGCACGGCACAGGGGTACCAGAGGATCGTGCTTAGAGAAATTGACGTTGTTGAAGACATACTTTCCTAGGGGTTTGTGGACTCCCTCTGTAGTATCCATGATCTTACTGAGCGTTCCGGATGGCTTGACTGTTGTGATATTTTTAGGTCTCGGAGTCCCGAGCTCATCAGCCATTGAATAAGCACCTGCAGTAGCAGTTCGTTGGAGTTCAGTGTAGTCGTATGCTCCCAGATCAGGCCGTCGTACGATACCTGTAAGACCGACTCCACACAGACGGAGGAAGTCGTTGTTAAGGTGCCAGGCTTCTTGGAGAATACCATCGCGGAGATCCACACAGGTCTGTCGGTAGTTTGCACGTGCGGCAAGATGTATTGCTCGACGAAGTCCTGAAGAGTCACCTTTGAATTTGCCAACATCCACCTCCGTAAGATTGCAGAATGATTTGTTACCCAGCAGGATCTCTGCACATGGGTTGCAACCCTTGAACCATGGAGCTCGCTTGGTGGCCGTCTGGCCATTGATGAAACCTGGCTCAGAGCCACCGGCTTCCACCATCATGGCAAAGATCGCTTCCATCTCGGAGCGCAGGGGCTTGCTCTTGAACAGCAGGGAGTTGTTGGACTGGGCTCGCTGGATGTTGTTGATCCAGAAGTCCTTCTTGGCTACTGCGAACTCTTGCCACTCATCCTCGCCATACGCGAAGAGAGCGATCTCTGCGCTGCGTCGACTAGATAGGACAGTGCCAAGCCAATTAACAATATCAAGGATATCAATGCGAGTAAGCAAACTGCCAGCGCGACGATTAAGGATGTGAAAAATTGCTTCATAGGCTTTGGCGATGGCGGCATCACCTGAAGAAATCCAACCGTAACCCTTCAGTCGTTCACCTGCGGGACGGATCTGGGAGAAATCGAGAACAAGTTTATCGGCGGGAAATGGATGAGCGGCCAGCTTACCAATGGACTTGGCCCAGGCTTCGGCTGAGTCACCAACTCGGATTGTCCAGGTCTTGGTTTCTGCATCCCAGGTTTCTTTGTTGGCTTCATCACCACCCTTCTCGGTGCGTTCAGATTTCAGGATCTCGAGTTCAGCAATCGGCTTGCGGAAGCCCGTAAGCTGCCCCACCACAGGAGAGAAGCCAACGCCACAACCCTGAAGTAGTAACCAAAGAACATCGACAACATCTTGTACAGATTCGACATTTGTAAATGAGCAGTTGAATTGAGAAGCCTCACGCTGCTTAGCAACGGAGGTACCACCCAGCCATAGGGTACGACCCGACATCAAGACCTTGCGTTCCAGCATGAGCTGACGGAGTTCTTCCAGCTCGTAGTGGGCTTCTGAGGCTATAAGACCGTCAGGCCAATTAGCAGCCCTCTTCCAAAGCCAGGCTTGGTGCTGGATCACTCGGTCTACGGTTTGTTCCCAGGTCTCAAAGTTCTTACCTGTGTCATCCGTGGGTCGGTTATAAGTTCGTCGTGTAATTAGCTGAGCGCGGAGGGAGGGATTAGCGATCGTCACCATTGCCTTGTATTGTATTATTAGTTTGGCGTTCAGCCAGTTTATGAATGTTGCCAACGGCTACCTCATGGAGATCCATGCCGTTGTCCTTAGCTATTGCGGCAACGTGCCAAAGCACATCACCTAGTTCTTTCTTCAGCTTCCTTCGATACTCATCGATGCTGCCTCCGTCTCGGATCAGCTTGGCTTCCAGGGAGAGAACCTCCCCTGCCTCAGCACCCAAGTTCAGGAGGGCATACATCGCGTCAGCCGTAGGAAGGCGGAAGGCCATTGCCTTCTGTTGATACTCAGTAAAGTTCATCGTAGTTCTCAATGAGGTACTCAAGGTAATGCTTGGCTTTCTCCAGGTCCTCGACCTTGCCCTTGCCCTTGTGACGCAATGCGTACTTGACAATGTTACCTTCCCAATAGTTCAGATCCCAAGCACGGATGATGTCCCATGGCTGGATCGGATTGAAGTAGTGGTCACCACCAACCTGTCTGTGGTCAGCGTCGAAGGCGTCTTCCTGTGGGTGACCAAATACGGGTCGATCAAAGAAACGGTTCAAGTCGGAGTCCATAAAATTACTTTCTTCTGAATGTCGTCATAGTCTTCTGCACGGAGGATGCGAGCGACACGGGCTTGCACCAGTGCCTCTTCCTCACCAAAGCCTGCCTTGTCGTAGGCCTTGACCACGTGCTTCCAATAGAGCTGTCGCAGCTCCTTCGGGTTAGCCCAAGGGGTACCCTCGTCCAGAGCTACCTGGAGAATCTTCTCGGCAGTCTTAGGGCCAATGCCGGGGCAACCCGCATAGCCATCTGTGGCGTCCCCTGTGAGGGTCTGGATCATGTGCCACTTGTCAGCCTGGTGCTCAGAGATCTCAAAGAACTCATCGCGGCCAAAGTTGTAGTGCTTGCCAGGGATCGTCTTGAAGTCCTTGTCCAGTGAGCAAATGATGAACTCACGGACAGGCTCCAGCTTGGACTTGAAGGTCGCATAGATCCCAATGGTGTCGTCACCCTCCAGCGTAGGCTTGGAGATGCACTGGTAGTTACCCCTTGCATATCCTTGGATGGCCTTGAGGAGCATCGGCTTGCGGGTGCCAGCACGGTTGCTCTTGTAGGTGGGGAGCACTTCCTTCCTCCAGTTCTCCTTGTCGGAGAATACCAGGAGGGAATCGTCAGCATCGACCTTGGTGCAGATCGTGCGAAGGAGAGAGTCGAAGTGTGCGAAGGCTTCGTTCTCAAAGGCGTGAAGGGTCCATAGACCATCACCCCAGTCATACGCCTGTTCAGCTACTACTGCTGCTTGGTAGGCGAGGATGTCTGCGTCGATGAGAGCAATGCGCATACTTTTTCTTTCTCTTCGTAATTCATCAAAAATTCCCATGACACTGGAAACAGTGCTGCCATCTCGTTGGAGACAGCTTGGGCAACGACTCGGGTTTCAGCCTGGGTATGGGGATCGAGACGGAGCTCACACATACGAGCCCATGCGTAGAGGGTGCCGGTCCAGATCCACTCAGTCATGGTGTTCTGGGGGAGAACCATACGAGCTTGCTCAGGGCAGATGCCGTGATTGAGAATCCAGTTGTAAGTGTCCAAAGTATCGGCAGTTCCATTCGCGACAGCATCACTAATGAAGTAGCTATCATCGTGAAGGTCTTCGCTCGAACCCTGCTTCACATTCTCTGCCTTAAGTCTCCATGCGTCAGGCACATAGAACTCAGGCTCCTCGTCCACATACCTGCGGCTCACCTCGTTCCAGGAGAACCCTACGGTGTGCTTCACGAGCTGCCGTGCCACGAAGATCGGAGCCTTGACTCGGAAGGATGCTGAGCAGTGAGCGAAAGGGGACCAGTGGTTGTGCTTGGCCAGGTACTTGATAAGTCCCCGGTCAGTGGCGTGATCAAACTCAGCTCGCTCCTTTGCGAAGCTCACACGAGCAGCGTTCACCACAGTTAGGTCACTACCCATGTGGTCCATGTATTCAACATCAATGTCAGCAATCTTCATTGTTTAGAGTTCCAAATGTGGTGGGTTCTGAATAGACTGAAAGTACTTCAGGAGGTTTGGGTTATCCATAAAGACGGACAACATGCCAGAGGACATACGACGGACAACCTGCTCTTCAGCAGCACCACCGTCAGAGATCGACATACAGTACCAAACTGCGTGGAAGATCTCGTGCAAGAGAGTGTCGGCTTCCTCAACAGGATGCTGCCCCTCTTTGATCACGATAATACACTGGTGATTATTACAAATCCCCAGGTTCTCTGTGCCTAAGAGTGCGTCTTCTTCATAGCAGACAATGTAATTTCTACCCATGACACGCACTGCATTTGGTCGCAGCTTCTCATGTTTCATAAATAACCTTCTTCACGGAGGAGACCCAGACCCTCTTCCGTTATTCGCCATATGCGCCCGTAGGTGTGGGGGGCTTCTTTTGTGGTGATCAACCCAAGGCTGGCCAGAGCTGCCACCTCCTGGTCGAACTCTCGGGAGACGTTCGATTGGAGAGGGAGGCCCTGACGGTATGCCCGTAGGAGGATCTCGTTGAATGATTGTCGGTTCATTAGTGTGTGTCAGCCCATGTGGTGCCGATCTTAGATTCGCCAGCCAAAGGGCAGCGGAACCCGAAGTGCTTCCCTGCTAGGGCCACACAATGGGTAGCGATGTCTGCCACCTCCTTGGCGATCTCTGGAGTACGGCAGGCGATCTGCACCTCGTCGTGAGACCAGGCACAGAAGGCATAGTCCTTGTCCCACCCATGGCCAAAGCCACAGGCTTGAAGGTGTTCCTCTAGGAGGACGAGCCACTGTTTGCAGACGATGGCACCGGCTCCCTGCAACAGGGTGTTCAGTGCAGCGTGTGAACTTCTAACGTGAATTCTACGTCCATCAAGTCCAACGAGGTAACCGCGTTTTGCAGCAGCTCCAACGGCTTCGACCAGTCGTCCGAGGGCAGGCAGTGAACGTAGAAACTTGGACTTGAGTTGCTTACCGTGGGCCGCAGTTCCACCAACAATGGACCCGATCTTTGCGTCCCCAGCACCATACAGGAAGGCGTAGATAAAGGTCTTGGCTTGGCTCCGGGTCTCCAGGCCAGCAGCCTTTTGATTTTCTGTGTGAATGTCTCCACCTAAAAGTACCTCAGCGTATTTGCCACCGTCCCACTTAGCCATGAAGTGGGCAAGGCAGCGTAGTTCTAGGCCAGAAGCATCTGCCCCACATAGGACCCAACCGTCAGGCACAGTAAAAAGAGCACGACAGTCATGACCATAAGGAGAACCAGAAGAAGGCACTTGAGAGATATTCGGATAAGAGTGAGTAGCACGTCCAGTAACTGCTCCATTCGGGTTAATAGATCCATGGATCTTTCCTTTCTTCTCACACTTCATCCAGGCCTGACCTCCCTCATTGAGTTGGGAGATCCGCTTCTGGACAAGCAGATATTCGGTAAGTTGTTTACAGGGTGGGTAGCTGAGTTTCCCCAGCACGATTTCATCCACCTGAGGTTTGCCACCTTCAGTGAAGTCTGCTGGCTTCCACCCATAGAGAGTGATCAGCCGGTCTGCGATGTGGTCACGAGATGAAGGGTTGAATTCAACCGTCTTGATCTTCTTGACGGGCACACCCTTCTTGTATCCGAGGGTCTTGTTGTCACGAGCAGGCACGAAGTCGGGGAGCTGTACCTCCCAGGAGCCAAAGTACTCCTTGAGTTCCCTCTCCAGCTCCCCTCTACGCTGGACCAAAGTAGCCAGGAGGACGGAGGCCTTCTTGATGTCAAAGCAAAAGCCATTACGCTCCTGCTTGGCCATAAGCCATGCCACCTGATGCTCTAGGTCCAAGGCCTGCTGTGAGTAATTCTGATCGATGATCTTCTGGTAGAGAGTGGCAGTCACCTCTACGTCCTGGACGCAGTAGTCCAGCATCTCCTGAGAGAACGTCTCCCAGCCACCGTCGTAGTCACCCTTGTAGTTGCCGAGGCGATAACCCCAGGCAGCCAGTGAGTGAGACCCGAAGAGTTTACCGGGGAGTTGTTCCTTCTTGAGGAGAACGTTGTCTGTGTCCTTGACGTTCGCCCAGATCAGTCGCGTGGCAACTAGGGTATCGAAGACCTTGGTTGGCTCAATAGTGAACCACGGGTACAGCTTCTGGATCACTGGTAGGTCATACTTGATAATGTTGTGACCAGCGATACAGTCAGCCTCCATGAGGCGCTTGAGACCTTGCTCAAAGTCCCGCACATGGCCAAGCCATACTTGGACCTGATTAGTCTCTGTATCCTTGATAACCAAACAATGTATCTTGCTTACTTCATCCAGCAATCCATCTGTTTCTAAATCGAATATAAGTGCCACGCTCTCCCTTTCGAGTAGCAATAAATAAATGGACGGGACTCGCACCCGATAGCCGCTATGTCTGTCCGGCTTGACATATCTGGGAGCTACCCAGCCGCAATCTTTACTTCTTGAGAATATACCGAGCGTAACGCTGGCCAGTTACAGGATGCTTCTTGTGCTGGGTCTGAATATCAAACCCTTCGTCACGCAACTCGCTGATACGTTTGGTCAAGGACTGGATCGAGTAGTCGATCAGTGCCTCACGCTGCGAAATGCTGCCTGAGCGATTGAGGTGGCGAATGATGATGTCGTTCTGAGTCATTAGAATTCCGATTGGGTTTCGTCTTTGAAATCACCAGTAGTCTCTGAGAGACGACCAGTGTCGCGGTCATACAAAAGGTAGCCCGCCTGCCCTGTCTCACCGGAGAACCGGTTCTTCAGTACACGCAGGGTTGTCACGTTGGGGTTGTCACCCTGTTGGTTTCGCTCCAAGCCAATGACCATGTCACTGAGCTGAGCAATGGAGTGTGATCCACGGAGCTGGGACAATGAAGTCTTGGCTCCCTCCTCATGCCCCTTGCCATCCGAAGGACGCTTGAGGTGTGACACGAGGAACATCCCTACCCCTGTCTCTTCGACCAGGGTACGGAGCAGCGTCATCGCATTATCAATGAGTCGTCTTTCGTCACCGTCCCCAAGGCCAGAAACGACAATGCTAAGATGGTCGAGGACAATCCAGTTACAGCCACAGCCCCGAGCCAGGAATCGAACACGGGACACAAGATTATCAATATCACTGGAACCAAAGTGATTATAAAGAAAAAGGCGTCCAGAACCAACAGTAGTTTCAAACGCTCTCTTA